CGTGTATGTTTTTACACCCAGACAGTAAAAGATGTGCCAAAGAATACGGCGAAGGACCAGATGCAGTAGAACAGGAGGAGCAAAACAATGGATAACAGACAGGCAAACATCAACAGATTTGAAGCAGAGATGGCAAAGGTAACGAGAGACGGAGTGGACAGGCTGATGGCATTCATCAGAAAGAGCGATATGTATGCAGCACCTGCAAGCACCAGATTTCACCTTTCAGTGACAGGCGGACTGTTGCAGCACTCACTTAATGTACTGGATGCACTGAGAGCAAACCTCACAAAGAACGATGACGGCACATACTCATACGAGGTCGCAGGAGTTCCGGCAGCCAGAGTGACAGAGGAAAATGTGATCATCATGACACTGCTCCATGACATCTGCAAGACCTACTTCTACACAACGGAAATCAGAAACCGCAAGGTCAATGGAAAGTGGGAGCAGTATGAAGCATTCGCAGTGGATGACAAGATCCCATACGGACACGGAGAAAAGTCAGTAATGATGATTGAGGAATACATGAAGCTTCAGCCAGTGGAACGATATGCCATCAGATGGCACATGGGATACACCGAAGCCGACACCTTATCATTTAACAATGCCATCGACAAATACCCGATGATCTGGGCACTGCATTCCGCAGACACGCAGGCGAGCCACTTCATGGAAGCCAATGAAGGAAACAAACTGGCATACGCAGACAACGGATCAGCGGAATACGCAGATCAGCCGACCATGCAGGAAGCAGCCACCCCAGTATTTGAGGAGGCGACACCAGTATGAGCATGATGGAACTGCTGTCCCAGATGAGAGAGCGAGCCAGAGCCAAAAAGCAGCGCAAAGGAAGCCTGCCGTGGTTTTGTATCATTCTTTCGGACAAATGCGTAGAACCGGAAAAACCCTGTACCGAGTGCAGGGTTTACGAGGAACATAAAGAAGAAATCGAAAAGGAGATGGAGAAACATGATCATCAAGATTGAAGCAGTACCGAAACTGGCAGTGGAAGATGGAGTAGAGAAGGTCGTCATGGGAGAAAACAATCAGCCAGTGTGGGATAGAGAAAGAGCACTCATCACTACCAAGGGAGGCAATTACCGCAGAATCGTCACACTCACAGATGAACTGGCGGCAGAGGTGGCAAAAGGACACCGATACTTCAATGCAGTAGAGAAAAACGGAAAACTCCACATCACAGGGAGAGTGTCCGCCAGATTTTAAGGAGGCAGACGATGACAGCAAAGAACGCAGAAGGGTATCCAGACCCAACAGCAGAGGAAGCAATCCGCCATGTAATGCGTGGCGGAAAACTGGATTATACCTCATTCAGAACCTACGAGGAACTGCAGGACTACACCATAGAACATATCAAGGGCATAAACACCAGGGAAGCGGCCGACAAATTCATCCGGGAGAAGATGCCAAAGGAAAGCTACTTCCAGAAGAAAATCCTCGACTGGATAAAGGATAACGCACCAAATGCCATCGCATGGAAAGAAGCAGCCGGCCCGTACTCCAGACAGGGAATCCCGGACATTACCTGCATCATCAATGGCAGGTATTACGGATTCGAGGTCAAGCGGCCATTCATCGGGGTACTGAGTAAGATGCAGGAGCAGACGATAAAGCAGATCCGCAAGGCAGGCGGTAGGGCATGGGTAGTCACTTCGGAAAAGGAAGTGGCGGAAATCCTGCTGCCGGAACTGACACAGAAATAGCAAGGGAGCAAACAAAAATGAGAGTAGCAATCGAACCGAGAAAAGCAACTGACCGTGGCGGATATTACTGTATGCCGCTGAAGGTAAATGTGCCAACAGGACGCAAGGACTGGAAGCTAACCAAGTGCCCAGAGTGCGGTGCGCAATGTTGGGAACTGCCACTGGCAGAGGTAGCCAAGGCACAGGGAGCAAAAGGACTCTGCACCATGTGTGCGTTAAAGAAGGGAGTAGGCGGAAGATGAGAGCAAAAATAAAGCCAGTCAATGATATGGCGGTGTCTGATGAACACCTCAACATCATAATCCTCAAAAAACCAAAACGCAGATATAGACAGATTATCAAGGCATACTACAGGAGCGTGCAGAAGAAGGGAGTGGGCGGATTATGAAAGCAATAACGGTATGGCAGCCATGGGCAACACTACTGGGGACCGGACAGAAACATAATGAAACGAGATCATGGAGAACAAGCTACCGTGGAGAAATCCTCATCCATGCAGCAAAAACAGACCACAGCGGAATCCTGCTACATATCCCGATGGAAGAATTGAAGCACTTCCAGGACGCAGGTGTAGTAAATAAACTACCGACAGGAGCAATCATCGGAAAAGCAAATCTCGTGGATTGTTTCCAGATCGATGAAGCCTATCGAAGAAAACTGCAAAGAGAGAATCCGGCAGAGTTAGCATTCGGAGATTATACCATCGGCAGGTACGCATGGGTAATGGCAGATGCAATATTGTTCAATAAGCCAATTCCGGCAAAGGGAAAGCAAGGACTGTGGAACTGGGAAGGAGGGATACAGGATGGACAATGAGAATAAGTGCTGCGGCACCTGCTACTGGCACAAGAAAGTCTGCGGAGAGTTCCAGTGTTTCAATGAGCACGCAGAAGGCTTCGCATTAGAGACACAGTACGATGATGGCGAGGACTGTAATGAATGGGAGGAACGATGATGGGGCAGAAACCATTAACAATCGAGGAGCTAAGACAGATGGCAGGGCAGCCAGTGTGGTGTCCGGATGAGGAAGCATACGGAGTTGTAATGTGTGATAGCATCGGAAGATGGGCAGGCATTCCATTCCTACACGGAGTATGGTACAAGGATGGCGACAATGACTGCGGTGTGGAATTTAGTCATAATATCATCAAGCGAAGGCTGAGATGTTACAGAGTGATCAGCGAGAAAGACGTCCCGAAACCACTCAAACGGAAAGCAGATGCATTCGGAGATATTGTGATGGTATGCCCGAACTGCGAAAACGCAGCCGTTATCAATCCATACAGAAAAATCAATCCATACAGAAAAGACAGGGAATTATATCCGCACTGTCCATGGTGTGGGCAGAAATTAAAGGAGGAATCAGAAGCATGATCGATGCAAAAGATGTAGAAAATCTGACAAAAGCATATTTGCATTCATTCAACACTGCGCTGAGCGAAACACGCAATCCAAGTCTGGCGGGGCAAGCAGCAGCAACGGTATTGATGTCAATATGCAGTGTAATACTGCCGAGAGAACAGCAGACCGCAAGTCCATTGGAAGCACTCATGGCTGCAGTAATGCACAATGCAGTGAAAGCGAAGAAAGGAGTAGAAGGCGATGATCCTGAGAAAAAAGATGAGAAAGCAGACGAAGATATTCAAAAAGGCGATTAATGCAAAATGGGCATTCTACTGGGCAAAGTTTATGACAGAAGCAGCGACCATCTGCAGGAAGTACACGCATGAGGTAATCGAAGGCAAGGGAACGGATCATGAATATACACACCCCTCATGCGATGGCTGCCCATTCAATGTGGAGAAGTTCGGGGAGCATAAGATATGCGGGTGCATATTAAGCGGACCGGACGACTGGGATGAGCCAAAGGTAATCGGTCATATCGTCCGCACAATAATCCATGAAATGGCAGGTGGTAAGAAATGAGTGAGAACGAAATCCGTGAGTACGCACTCATGAAAGCGACATTCAAGTGGTTGCTGATCGGTATGCTATGGCAGGGATTGGAACTGTGGTTCTACGGAACAACCAGACCAAGCAATGAGGACACAATCATCGGATTTTTCCTCTGGTATTACATCGTGAGATGTGAATGCATGAAAAGGGGAGTCTGGTGGAAAAGAGGTGGAGATAATGGCAAAAGGTAAACCAAAGCGTAAGCCATTCGGGATGAATTCCAGTCTGGCGGACGCAACGCAGGTAATGAGACAGCTTCCGGTGTCGGCAATGCTCTCGTCCATTGAAATGCAGATAAACATTCTGCAGGAGCGTGGAGTAGAGATACGAGACTGGGAGAACAAAGACCGGGTACTCAAGCAGGTAAGGATACTCGGCGGAAAAGCATACTTCCTTGCGGAGGATAAACCCAGGGATTAGAAAGAAGGAAAACTATGACACCAGACAGCATGGCAAATGAGGTAGAAGAACAAAAACTGCTTCTCAAACAGTACCTCGGACAATATTATTATGCCAAGATGAAAAAGAAGCAGTTGGAAGCCAGACTTCGTACTTTCAGAGAAAATATGCTCGGCACAAAGGGGATGCAATACTCCCCAGTGCCACGCAGCCAGACCAACAGCGTAGGAGATGGACCGGCAACGCAGGTCATCCGTGCGATGGAGATCGAGGACAGAATCGAATCACAGAAAGCAGAGATGGCAAAGACCATGCTGAATGTGATGAAGATCATGGATTTTTTACCAACGGACTCCACGGAACGAAGCATACTGGAATACAGACACATTGACTGCTTAAGTTGGAAACAGGTATGCAAGGAAGCAAACATGACAAGAACTCCGTGCAACAAATACTATAACGCAGGAATTGACAAGCTGCTTACATACAAAAAAGTACAGTCAATTTTACAGGAATTCGCCTCCTCCCAAGAACCCTCAAAGCCTTGAAATTGCTTGACTTCGGAGTAGGGGGGGGGTAGAATTGTACTGACAAAATAGCTTATTGTCAGATGATAAATTCTACCCCTTAAAAGGAGGAGCAATATGGGATTGAAAGATTACACAGATACAAAAAATGGACCGCAATTGGCGGTATTAAAACACGCAGTCATCGGAGACAGGATCGGAGAGGTCAAGGTAGAAAAAGGCTTCCTAAAATTCAAAGGAACGATGACAGACAAACATACCAAGGAAGTGCATCATTGTACCATGGCAGGATGCGATTGCGAAGATTATAAGAAACACAAGCTGCCATGTGTGCATATGTACAAGTTGGCACTGGAATACGGAATATACAAGGACGTTCAGAAGCGAGGGTTCGCAGATAAACTGGCAGGACTAAGTGATGAAGCCTTCGCCTATTTTGAAAGCGCAATGTATGGCGGATATTACGATATAGAAAGAGATATCGAAGAAGGGTCATTGGAAAAACTGACGCAGAAGATTAAAAGCGAATTATCCAGAGAAGGACTACTGGAATTCCATCGTGGATATTTTGTATTTACGAACCATGTCCAAAGCGAAATCATCGGATATATCTTGGCGACTTTTTCAGATCCACGCAGTATAGAGCGTAGAAAAAATCAGTAAAAATAATCACGGAAATATCAAGCCGGAAATTTTACCGGGAAAAAATTCCACAAAAAGAAAAACAGAACATCGAAAATTCAAGCCGACTTTTGGAAATCCACATTCGGAATCCAAGAGCCGGCTTTTACTGTGTGTACAGAACGGATCATAAATAGCAAGCCTAAAAATAGGGCACGTATATAGGGAGTGCACAAGGCTCGCATATAGCACCCCCATATATAGGGCAGGTATTATCCCAAGAAAATAAGGCAGGCAAAACACGGGGAGTACAGGGCACACCGTAGCACACACCCACAGGGGCAGGGAGAGCAGGGTTAGGACGCACCCGCACACCACAGACACAGCACCACGCAGCCACACCACAGGCAGGGCAGGCAAGGCACAGGGCACACCACAGGACAGGGGCACAGCACCACACAGAAGCACAGCACACAGAAGAAAGAACAAGAGAGTACACAAGAGTACATCGAGGTG